AGGATAAGTCTGTACCATCAGTTCACCTCCCTGTGTTAATTTTACCGGTTTGCGCCGTTTTGATAATGGCACAGAGGTTCAATTATAAGTGAACTGATGATTCATAGAAACATGAACTGAATACAGCGGCACCCCGCCAATAAAAAAAACGAGGTTTTGACGGGGCGCATTGCTATGCCCGTACCCTTCAATTCCGCGTTTCGGATTGGAGGGATTTTTTATGCGCTGGACCGATACCAACGCGTCGCTGCTTGTGATGAGCAGCGACTATCACTTACCGGATTGACGTGTTTCCCGCTGATGGTATCCGGTTAAAAAAAGCCTGGCCCCTGTATCGGAGAACTGCGGTCAGGAACATGAACTGTCAATCCATGAATTAGATGAAATAAGTAATGCGCCTGTATTTCGGCATTTTGTGCCGTTATGCAGGCGCTTTTTTGCGCTTTCCCGGCGGTGCCGGGGCCCGCCGCTTCCGCTCAGATTTGCTCAAAAGAATCTGAACGGAGGTACATAAGAATGTTCGAGCACAAAAACATATTCGTGCTGAATAAAAAGGACAAAGAGGCCATCATCTACCAGGACGCGAACGGACGGATTATCCGCCTTACCCGCGAAGTCTTTGCCAGCGAGGAGGAGTTTCTGCGCTGGAAAGGCTGGTCGGATGAAAACTACCACGACGCCGAAAAGGAGCGTCATGTGGAATCCAATCATGCTCTCTCGCTTGAGGAGCTGCCGGAAAGCATTGCCGTCATCGAATCGCCGGAAGAAATGTTTTTCTCCGACCGGCAGGAAGGGGAGCGCCAGCAGCTTCGTGATCTGCTGATGGCCGGTTACGATGCCTGCCTGACGGACAAGCAGCGCAGGCGGCTGTGGCTTCACTGCGTGGACAAGCTGACTTTGGAACAGATCGCGGGAGCGGAGAAAGTCAGTCACCAAATCATTTCCAGGTCCGTTGCAGTCGCCAAAAGAAAATTGAAAAAATATTTTGAAAAACAGGTTGCAGAATCGCCCTTTCAGCGGCGATAGGTGAAAGGACTTTTCCGTCCCTTCCCTGACCTTTGAAAATTGAATATACGGCATTTCAGGCACAAAACCCGCGTGGCCGCAAGGCCAGCGAAACAGAGCGCGACGCCAGGACGGCAGCTTTCAGGAGGTGATCCGGGATAAGCTGTCCGAGCGATCTACGCATGCTCTGAACCCGGCACGGCACACCGGGCGCGATGACAGCGCGGGGGATAATGAAACTTTCTCACGACCTCCCACAGACTTGAGGGGGAGCCCGGTGATATACGCCAGTCTTACAGACAGCGGTATCGCGGAGCTATGACAGCCTCGCCAGAGGCGGCCTGAAATGTCCCTCATCGCCGGGGCGCGTGGCAAATACGGCGGACAACTCAAAGTCAGATACCATGCCCTGACCGCGTTTTGCGGTCAGGGTATTCATGTGGCTTTGAACTGCTAAAAGAAAGGAGCGTCATTCTATGAATCAAGCTGTTACGGCCTCCGCGCAAAACCAGCAGGAGGAACTGGTAGACATCCGGGAAGTCACGGTAGACAAGGAGCTTCCCAAGACTGAACGCATTGCCGCGTTTGTGCGGCAGATCAAAAATCCCTATCGGTTTCGCTGCGGCGATTTCGTGGTCAACGCCTGCTTTGCTCAGGGCGGCGCTACCATTGAAGAATGCCTTCGGGGAATTTTGCGGTGATCGGCATAGTTGTGCTTTCCCGCTGAGCTTGTTATGATGGGGCTGGAAAAGGAAAAAATCAGACGAGACCTTCAAGCCACTTCTTTGATGCGGGATAAATCCGGCAGGAAAGGAGTGCTTTTCTATGCCCAAATATAAAGCGGCAGAATACATCCGGCTCTCTTACACGGATGACAAAATGAGCGAGAGCGACAGTGTCGGCAATCAGCGGAAGCTGATCGAAAACTTTGTCTTGCAGAACGCGGATATTGATGTAATTGAGGAAAAGATTGACGACGGATACAGCGGCATCATCTTCGACCGGCCCGCCTTTAAGGAAATGATGCAGGACGTTACCGATGGAAAAATCAACTGCGTCATCGTCAAAGACCTGTCCCGGCTGGGGCGTGAGTACATAGAGACGGGCCGCTATCTGCGGAGGATATTCCCGGCCTATGGCGTCCGCTTCATCGCCATCAACGACAACATCGACACCGCCCGCGAAAATTGCGGCGACGATCTCGCGGTATCTGTCAAAAACATCATGAACGAGGCGTACTGCCGGGACATTTCCATCAAGACCCGCAGCTCGCTTGACGTAAAACGGCGGAACGGAGATTTCGTCGGTGCGTTTCCTATTTACGGCTATCTCAAATCCTCGGAAAGCAAAAACAAGCTGGAGCCTGACCCCTATGCCTCGCGCGTCGTCCGGGACATTTTTCGGATGCGTCTGGAAGGCTCCAGCGCCTCCCGTATCGCCGCGGAGCTGAACAGGCTGTGTGTTCTTTCACCTCTGGCATACAAGAAGAACAACGGCCTGCCTTACGCCAAGCGCGGCTACGCAGACAAGGAAAACTGCAAATGGTCTGCGACGACCGTTATCCGCATTTTGCAGGATGAAACATACACCGGCACTCTGGTGCAGGGCAAGCAAGGAACGCCGCATTATAAAATCAAGACGGTGGAGCAGCACCCTTCCTCGGACTGGATTCGCGTTTCGGGCGCGCATGAAGCGATCATCCCGCAGCACGATTTTGAACTGGTACAGCGTATCCGGCATCTGGATACCCGTACCGCTCCCGCACAGGACACGGTATATCTTTTTTCCGGCGTTCTTGTCTGCGGCTGCTGCGGCGCTCGCATGACGCGAAAGACCAATCGCGCGGGCGGCAGGGAATATCACTACTACTATTGCCCCACCGGGAAGAAGCACGGCTGCGACCACTCGGTCATGCTCAAGGAAACCGACCTGACCGCCTGCGTCCGCGATGCGCTGAAAAGCTACATCGACAACGTGGTGTCGCTGGAAGCTCTGCTCTCCGGCATCGACCAGCAGCGTATCAATCAGGAATTGACCCAGGAATATACCGACCAGATCACGGCCAATGAGCGACGGATCGGACAATATCAGGAATTCAAATCCCGCCTTTACGAGAACATGGTGCAGGGAATCCTCACCAAAGAGGAATTCGTCACCATGAAGGGAAATTACAGCGCAGAGATCGAACGCCTGAAGGCAGCCGTGTCCGACCTGAAGGCGAAGCTGGAGGACGTAATGGAAAACCGCAGTGAACGAAACCGCTGGATTTCCCACTTTACGCAGTTTGCCACCTTACAGGAGCTGGATCGCAAAGTTGTCGTTCAACTGATTCAGAGCATCCGGGTGATGAGAAAAAACGAACTGAGGATCACGTTCAACTATGCGGACGAGTATCAAAAGGCGCTGGCGCTTCTCACGTCGGCGGAACAGAGAAAGGCGGGATGACAAATGGCACGAAAAAGCAGAAAAGAAACGCTCTCCACAGCTGCGAGCGAGCAGTCCTTTCAGACGGCGCTTTACATCCGCGCCGCCCTGTATGTCCGCCTTTCCGTGGAGGACACAAAAACGACCAGCATCTCTATTGAAACGCAGCAAATGATTTTGGCGCGCTTTCTGGAGAGCAGGCCGGAAATTTTCGTTTATAAAACCTATATCGACAACGGCGCTACCGGCACGAACTTTCATCGGCCCGGTTTTCAGCAGATGCTTGCGGACATTGAAGCGGGCCTCGTCAACTGTGTCATCGTCAAAGGCCTCTCCCGTCTTGGCCGCAACACCATCGACACCGGCTATTACATCGAACAGTATTTTCCGGCTCACAAGGTGCGTTTCATTGCCGTCAACGATCAATTCGATTCGGCAGACCCAGACAACGTTCATGCTGGTATTATCCTGCCCTTGAAAAACATGATCAACGAGGCGTATGCGCTGGACATCGGCAAAAAGATCAAGGCGCAGCAGCGGCAGGCCATGAAGGACGGCGAATTCGTCGGCGCACGGACGCCTTACGGATACCGGAAAGCGCCGGACGACTGCCATCGGCTTCTTGTTGATCCGGAAGCGGCTGAGACCGTTCAGCGGATTTTTCAGCGGGCGGCGGAGCACGCGGGGCTGAACACAATTGCCCGCGAGCTGAACGAGGCAGGCGTAATTGCCCCAAGTCACTATAAACAAGCGCAGGGCATCATTGAAAATGAAAACCTGATCGGCAACGGCCACTGGCAGACCAGGACGGTTTCCAAAATCCTTCATTCGGAAATTTACACCGGCGATATGGTGCAGGGCCATACAAAGACCTTCGACCACAAACAGATTCGCGCCGGAGCAGATAATTTGATTTCTGTCAGCGGCACCCATGAGGCAATCGTCAGCCATGAGCTTTTCGACCGGGTGCAGCTGATTCTTGAAAAGACCGCAGAGCTTTGCAAAGAACGCGATGTTGACCCCTATACCCCGAATGTTATGCGCGGCAAAGTGTTTTGCGCTCACTGCGGCGGCAGCCTGCACCGGCAGCGCAATCAGCGCAGGAAAACCGCAGCGGTTTACTTCTATCATTGCCTGTCCAATTCCCGCGTGGCGCGCGGAAGCTGCCCCGGCGTTACCATCCGTGAAACCGAGCTGCTGTCTGTCCTGCTGACGGTGCTGCTGGAAGCGATGAACGCGACGATGTGCCAATATGCCCTTTTGCTGAACGCGGACAACCGGGAACAGCAGCGTAAAGAGCTGACCGAGCAGGCTGGCCGCTGCAAAGCGGACGCGGAGAAATATCGCAGCCGGATACGCGGCCTGTATGAAGATTTTGTGCTGGGTGTCCTAACGAGCGAGGACTATTTCTCTTTCAAGGAACAGTATGAAACGCAGCTTGCGGCTTCCGAGCAGGAGGCAGATCACCTGGAGCAGAAGAAAAAGCAAATGGATACGCAGCTCGCCCGCTGCAAAGCGCTTTCTCAGGATATGGAGAGCATCCGGCAAAACCATGAGCTGACGGCTGCCCTGATCGACCGGCTTGTAGAACGGGTGGAAATCTCTCACGACAAGCATATCAAGGTGAAGTTCCGTTTTCAAAGCGAGTTCCGGGAATACGGTGAGGAGGGTGCAGCGCCATGTCAAACTATGTGATTGCCCTCTATATCAGCCTATCTCTGGAGGATACAAAATACGACAGTCTGAGTATCCAGAACCAGCACCTGATCCTGAATGAATTTGCTCTCTCCATGCCGGAGGCGGCGCACGCCGAGATTATGGAATTCACAGACAACGGTTTCAGCGGCACAAACTTTGAGCGCCCCGATGTGCAGCGTCTGATTGAAATGGTGCGAGAAAACAAGATCGACTGCATCATCGTCAAGGACTTCTCCCGATTCGGGCGCAACAGCATCGAAACCGGCTATTTTATCGAGCGCGTTTTCCCCTTGTATCACACGCGCTTTATCTCGGTCAGCGACGACTTTGATTCTGCCAAGTTCAAGGGCGACACCGGCGGCATGGATGTGGCGTTCAAATATCTGATCAACGAGTATTACAGCCGCGATATGTCCATCAAAACCAAAAGCGCCAAGTATACCAGGATGCAACGCGGCGAATACCAGAGTAAAATATGTCCCTATGGCTACCGGAAAAGCGCGGACGGACGCATGGAGCCGGACCCTGAGGCCGCAGCTGTCGTCCGGCAGATATTTGAGCTTGCGGTCGGCGGAACCAACGCCACGCAGATCGCGTGTAAACTGTACCGGCAAGGGACGCCTACGCCCGGCGAATACAAGGCGGCTGCCGGAAACCATTCTTATGATATTTCCCGGACGCGCGGCATCTGGAGCAATTCAACGGTGCTGCGGATACTGGAGGATGAACGCTATACCGGAACCTATGTGATCGGCAAGCGTGCCGTGCTGGAGGTCGGCGGGACACGCTCCCGCCGGAAAGACCGGGATAAGTGGTACATCATTCCCGACCACCACCCGGCCATTGTGGAAAAAGAACTGTATGAGCAGGTGCAGCGCGTGATTTGCAGGTTCTCTATCCCCCATAAAAAGCAGCATGACTATCCCCTGAAAGGGAAAGCATATTGCGGCTGCTGTGACCACGCGCTTTCCCGTATCATGCAGAAATCACCGATTTTCTATTGCCGCCACTCCGAGGCGGATACAAATGCTCCCTGCCACGGTATGCAGATCGGCGTTGCCGAGTTGGAGCAGCTCGTCTTTACAGTGCTGAAAAAGCAGATGGAAGTCGTCCTTGGCATGGG